CCGATGCCGCAGATACCGCTTTCGCCTGAAATCTATGCTTACAGCGAAATCATCGAGAATGACATCAACACGGTGTCGGGAATCTCGGAGTACGCCAGGGGTGCGATGCCTGAGATTCGTCGCACAGCGACGGAGGCGTCGATTATTGCTGATGCCCAGAATGCTAGGGCGTCAGACAAGCTTGCTATTGTGGAGCTGTCGATAGGTTTGATTGGCCGGCGGGTCATCCAGTTGTTGCAGCAGTTCATGACTGGTGAGTTGACGGCCCGTGTGCCGAATGCACCAGCGGACCTGTTTGTGCCGTTTAGTCGTGAAGACATTGTAGGTGAGTACGATTTCAGTGTTGAGGCGGGTTCAACGCAGCCGTTGAACGACACGATCCGTAAGCAGCAGGCTGTGTCGCTGCTGAACGCTATGGGTCCGCTTGTAGGCAGCGTTATTGACCCGACAGCGTTGGCTGTTCACGTTCTCAAGACTGGTTTCGATATTAAGGATCCTGAACGGTTCCTGATGCAAACCCAGGCTGGACCGCAGACGGGAGGCCCCGAAGGCCCACCCGTCGCTCCCCCTGGCGATGATCAGGGACTAACCAGGGCGCCGGCACCCCCCATGCCGCCCCCTGGGGCACCGCTGGAAGGAGCTTTTGCTCCCACTGGCGGGGTTCCTCCCGAGCTGCTAGCGCAGTTGCAAAATCAGATGGGGCTTGAACTACCTGCGCTGTAACCCCACGGGGTGGGACAGCGCGATTTGTGTTATAGGAGCAACCATATTGGACTCCCCTAGAAGGGACAGACAGTGCCCGAAGAAAACATGGAAACAACGGAATCCGTTTCGGCGGACATCCCAGAAGTTTCATCAGAAGCAACGACAGAGCCTGGGGATGCCTACACCGTCAAGATAGATGGTGCAGAGTCGCAGGTCAGCCTGTCGGAACTTCAAGACGGTTACCAGCGCCAAGCGGATTACACCCGCAAGACGCAGGAACTGGCAGAAGAACGTCAGCGTTTACAACAGGCTGAAGCGATTGCTTCGGCTTTGGAATCCGATCCAGCAGGCACCATTGCGGCGCTTTCGTCGGCTTTCGGCGTAACGGACACCCTACCGGCTACTGAACCGAACTATTCGGACGGTGTCGAGGAGGATCCTACGACGAAGCGGCTAGCGCACCTTGAAGCCCAGATGGAACGGCAGGCGCAGACAAACAGGCAACAGGCTTTAGAGCGCGAAGTTTCTGGCCTCAAAAAGAAGTACGGCGATTTTGATACGTCGGAGCTGTTTCGGCATGCTTTGACGAATCGGATTCCCAACCTGGATGCTGCTTTCACGCACATGAAGTACGGGGAAGTGGCTGGTACGGCTGAGAAGCTCCAAAAGGACCAAGAGATCACCGACGCTAAACGCGGCGCCATGAAAGTGGCGAGCGGTGGCGGTACCCAGTCGGGTGCTGTCGTGTCGGAGGGTTCTGAGGGGAAACCGTCTTCGTTGAGGGAAGCATTCGCTCTCGCTAAAAAACAACATGGCACCTAAACCTTTAAGGGAGAACTCAAATGGCGGGTAACGCTAACTTTGACGAGATTCTCTCCACCACGCTCAAGAACTACATCCCGAAGCTGACAGATAACATCTTCAGTGCAAGGCCGTTGTTCTACGCTTTGACGAATGGGCAAACCATTCGTCGGGTCAGTGGTGGGGCGAACATTGTCGTACCGATTATTTACGGTACAAACTCAACCGCTGGTTCATACAGCGGAACTGACACTATCGCTACGACGGCACAGACGGGCATTAGCGCGGCTGAGTATTCGTGGGGGCAGTACGCAGCGACTGTGACCATCAATGGTCTGGAGGAAGCCAAGAACAACGGCGAAGCCCAGATTATCGACCTGCTGGAAGGCAAGATTTTCCAGACGCAGGAAACCGTTATCGAAAACATGAACACCATGTTTTGGGCTGATGGCCTCGGTAACGGCGGTAAGGACTGGAATGGTCTGCACCTCATTGTTGCCAAGCCGAACACGTCGCTTGGTGACATCGATCCGACTGCTGCCGGCAACTCGTGGTGGTCGTCCACCGAAGTAGACGAGAATGGCGCTTTGACGCAGGCCACAATGGCAAACGTCTACAACTCAGTGTCGGTTGGTAATGACCAGCCGACAATCATCATCACCACGCAGGCTTTGTACGAGGCTTACGAGGCGCTGTTGGATGGTCAGATTCGGTACACTGATACCGATGTGGCCGATGGCGGGTTCCAGAACCTGCTGTTCAAGGGCGCACCCGTGACCTTCGACAACGCTGCTACGGCTGGTCAGATGATGTTCCTGAACACCAAATACTTGCAGTTGGTGGCACATAGCGATGTCTGGTTCAAGCCGACACCGTTCGTGCGCCCAACGAACCAGGACGCTGTGTTCTCACAGCTTCTGTGCTACGGCCAGCTCACTTGCAGCAACCGTGCACGACAGGGTTACATGTTCGGCGCTACCTGATCCTGATGGGACGAGGATTCGCTGACGCTCACAAGGTTGGCTCACGCCCGTATGGGCAGCCTGCTGGCGACAATTTTCGGGATTCGACACCACGGCCTCAAACCGTGGGGTTCTCCCGAAACGTCCAGCAAGTCAACCCGATAGGCGGCGGATCCGTTGTCTCTGACCCTGTCAGATGCAGTTCTCTGACCCGTGATGGGGCGCCCTGCAAGGGGCGTCCCGTTACGGGCAGTGAGCTGTGTGTCTTCCATAGGGAGTAACGGTGGACATTTCGACCATGCGGTCGTATATCCGCTCTGTGGTGGACATTGATACGTCGGACATTTCCGACGATGTAATGAACCGTTTCCTGGGCGAAGCCTACGATGTGATCGTCTATTCGGAAAAGCGGTGGCCTTTCTTCGAGGTTGCGACCACGTTTAATACTGTGGCCTCTCAGAAGGATTACACGACTGCTGCTGTCGGTGCCTTGGTGACGAACGGGTTGCGTGAAATAGCGTCCCTCAGGACCGGCAATCAGGTTCTTGAATACATTGGGCGTGATGATGGTGACATCATCTACCCGTTGGATTCCACTGCCTCGGGTAACCCGTGGTACTGGTCTTTCTGGGCTGATTCGATTCGCCTCTACCCGACTCCTGGGTCTATCCTCACTATCAATGTTCGGGGCTACAAGGCCCCTGCGGCGTTTGGTGCCGGCGTGTCAGACAGCACTGAGCCATCGGATCTGCCGACCCCGTTCCACATGGTTCTTGCTACTTACGGGATTGCCCGTGCATACGAGCAGCAGGAAGATCCGACAATGTCGGCGCAATACTTTTCGATCTTTAACCAGGAGCTAGATAATCTTCGTGCCCGTTACGAGGACATGCCTGCTGCACAACCGGTGAGGATTAATAGCCGGTCGGCTTCACGGTGGATGTCGCAGTCGCATCTGCCGAGGCGGTTGCGGTACAGTTGGGAACTGTAGGTGGCGTCCCCCTCTTGGAATCTTGAAGCCCTTGAGGCTTTCACGGGTGGATTGAATCTTCGTTCCGACCAGTTCAACCTGGGGGAGAACGAATCTCCTGATCTTCTAAATGTTCTTGTTGATCCGCGTGGCGGGATTCGCCAACGCGACGGTGTGGATCGTAGAAACCCCGTCGCTGTGAGTGCCGATATTCAAGGCATTTGGGCGTTGCACACGGATGGTGGCACTAATCAGGTCATGGTCAACTATGACACGAAGGTTGCCTACAGTTCGACCGCCAACTTCACTGATTTGACAGGCATCACTAGTCGTACCGCTGGTAGCCGCGTGTATGGCGTAACGATGAACAATGTCGCTTACGGTGTGTCTTACGACAAGGTGTGTTTCAGGTGGGATGGTTCCACTGCGGCGGATCTGGGGGTGACGTTCGGGTCGGGCGGCAACATGCCGCAAGCGCAGTACATAGCTGCGTGGAATAACTTTACTTGGGTGGCGAATACTTACGAATCGGGGACGGGGCACAAGTACCGTTTGAGGTGGTCGAACGCTAACGATCCTGAAACGTGGACAGCAAGCGACTATGTCGACATCGACAAGGGTGACCATGGCGACTACATCACGGGGTTGTGCCCGATGGGTGACCGCTTGTTGGTGTTCAAGTCGAACAGTGTGCATGCCGTGTTTGGTTTCGATTCTGATTCTTTCCAGGTTGTGACGTTGAGCAACGATGTCGGATCGGTTCCGTTGTCGTCGCCGGTGGCGACACCGTTCGGGGTGTTTTTCTGGTACGCCGATCAGGGCGTCTACATGTACAACCGTGAAGGTTTTGTCTGGGTGTTCGACAAAATCTCGCCGGCCGTGGATGATGGACGTATTTCGTTTACGACGAATCCGCAGCTCGGATGGGGAAACAACAAGCTCTACGTTTCGGTCGACTGGACTGATGCCGGTGTCACGACCCGTCGGACACTGATTTATGATCCGACGATTCCAGGTGGCGCCTGGATAACTACCGATATTGATGCTGCCGCCATGTATTCGTACCGGCCACCGAATGATTCTTCAACCGTTTACGGGGCGTGTGTCGCCAACACGGGGGTGCTGGTCGACGTTGAGGACGAACAGAACCGTTCTACGGACAGGTATGCGTCGTCAGCGGAAACACACATTTCGTCATATTTCGTGACACGGTGGGTGTCGGGTAAGAACCCGATTTTGAAGAAGCGATGGGGTCGGCCTCGTTTGGTGACTTCGGCTGAGTCAACGGTTGTGTTGCCTGTTTCGGTTTACAAGGATTATGACAAGTCGGCTGCCACTGGCAGTTTCAACATCGAGATTGCGGGGAAGACATCGACTTCGCTGTGGGACACCGCCAAATGGGATGACGGTGATGACACGTCGCCTTATTGGGCGGCGTGGGATGCGATCTCACGCGATTTGACTGCCGTGGTGTTAAATATGCCCACACTTGGGACAGCGAAGAGTGTAAGTGTGAAAGTAAGCGGCCCATCTACCAACAACCATTGGGAAATGAACGCTTTGGCTTTCGTATACACGCCTAGGAGGCTCAGATAGATGGCAACACTGGCCGTTACTAACTCGTTCTCCGCTGGGACGACCATCGTCGCAGCGGACATGAACGAAAACTTTGACGACGTTGAGGCGTTCGTCAACACCACACCTGGTGTCGTTCAGAAGGACATTGTTGACGCTAAGGGTGATCTGATCGCCGCTACCGCTGCGGATGCCGTTTCTCGCCTGGCTGTAGGCTCGAACACTTATGTGTTGACTGCCGATTCGACTGAGGCGACGGGCCTTAAGTGGGCGGCGCCGACAACGGGTGACATTACGGGCCTCACTGCCGGCGACCTGGTTGACATTACGG